GAACTTGAACTAAAACCCATGCTACTCAAGAAAGCCATTAAAATCGCACAAAAAAGCAAATTTGGTGATGCAAACGCAGATCACGAAACACTTACAGATATTTTAGAAACCGTTGGCCGAACACTAGAAATAGTTTTACTTGGACTCGCACCCCTAAGGTGCATGTAGAATGGCTAGCTAGCCATAAGTAGCGAAAGGAAAATATGAGTTATGTTGATGCTCTTTACGATAGAGCCAAAGATCGTATACACATTGTTGAAAGAAACAATGGCCAAAGAGAATATAAAGAATACCCGGCAGTATATACCTTCTATTACGATGATCCCAAAGGCAAGTTTCGTACCATATACGACACCCCAGTGAGCAGATTTAGCACTCGTGTAGGTAAGGAATTCCACAAAGAACTAAAACTACAAAGCGGCAAACGATTATGGGAAAGTGACATCAATCCTGTGTTTCGCTGTTTAGCTGACAACTATTTGGGTGAAACATCTCCTAAACTTCAAACAGCATTTTTTGACATTGAAGTAGATTTTGACCCTGCTAGAGGATATTCTAAACCAGAAGATCCATTCAACCCAATTACTGCTATTTCAGTATATCTAGATTGGCTTGATAAACTAGTTACCCTAGTGCTGCCGCCTAAGAGCTATAGTTGGGACACTGCACAAGAAATATGTGACCAGTATGAAAATTGTTTCTTATTTGATCGAGAAGAAGATCTGCTAGACACGTTTCTTAATCTCATTGATGATGCAGATGTATTAAGTGGTTGGAACTCGGAGGGCTTTGATATTCCGTATACCGTCATGCGCATCAACAGGGTATTAAGCAAAGACGATACTCGCAGATTTTGTCTCTGGGGACAATATCCTAAACAACGCGAGTTTGAACGATTTGGTGCCACAAACATTACATTTGATCTTATTGGTCGTGTACACATGGACTATTTGCAATTATACCGCAAATATACCTATGAAGAACGGCACAGTTACAGTTTAGATGCCATCGGTGAATATGAGTTAGACGAACGCAAAGTCGCTTATGAAGGTACACTGGATCAGCTGTATAACAAAGACTTCCCCAAGTTCATTGATTACAACCGCCAAGATACCATGCTAGTTGCTAGGTTGGACAAGAAATTAAAATTCCTAGATCTATCCAATGAATTAGCCCATGACAACACCGTACTGTTGCAGACAACCATGGGAGCCGTAGCAGTAACTGAACAGGCTATTATTAACCAGGCGCACGAACAAGGTCTGGTGGTGCCAAATCGCAAAAATAGAGATGATCAGCTGAATACCCAAGCAGCAGGTGCTTATGTTGCTACACCAAGAAAAGGCATACATGAATATATTGGATCCGTAGATATTAACAGCCTATATCCTAGTGCTATTCGGGCACTTAACATGGGTCCAGAAACCATAGTGGGGCAACTGCGCCCTATCATGACAGACCATTACATTAGAGAAAAAATGGCCGATAAGATCATCAATGGTAAAAAATATGTGGGTATGGGGTTTGCTGACGCATGGGAAGGGTTGTTTGGCACATTAGAATACACGGCAGTCATGGAGATGCAGACTGGAACAGAGATCACCATAGACTGGGAAGGAGGTTCAGAAAGCACTGTACATACCGCCGACGAAGTATGGCGTATGATCTTTGACAGTAATCAACCATGGATGCTGAGTGCAAATGGGACTATCTTTAGTTTTGAAAAGGAAGCGATTGTGCCTAGTTTGCTTAAAAGGTGGTATGCTGAAAGAAAAGAGCTTCAAGCCAAGAAAAAAGAAGCTGATACTCCAGAGGATATCGCGTTCTGGGATAAACGGCAGTTGGTTAAGAAAATTAACTTAAACAGTTTGTATGGTGCGCTGTTAAATCCGGGCTGTCGATTCTTTGACAAACGCATTGGACAATCAACCACATTAACTGGCAGAACCATTGCCAAACACATGGATGCATTTATCAATGAATGCATTACCAGTGAATATGATCACATGGGTGCTGCTATTATCTACGGCGACACAGATTCTTGTTATTTTAGTGCGTGGCCTGTGATAAAAGATGATGTGCTGGCCGGTCGTATGGAATGGAACAAGGATATAGCAGTGCAGTTATACGATAGTCTGGCAGATCAAGTAAATGATTCATTCCCCTCCATGATGGAACGTGCATTCCATTGCCCAAGAAGTATGGGAGAAGTTATTAAATGCGGACGAGAAATTGTGGCTAGCAAAGGACTTTTTATTACCAAAAAACGTTATGCTGCGCTGATCTATGACCTAGAAGGAAATCGTCTAGATCAAACGGGAAAGCCAGGCAAAGTTAAAGCTATGGGACTGGATTTAAAACGCAGCGATACCCCACCAGTGATTCAAGACTTTTTAAGCGAAATACTGCTAGATGTACTAACTGGTGCAGATCGAGAGTTCATTATCAACAAAGTACGAGAGTTTAAGATATCATTTCAGGATCGACCAGCGTGGGAGAAGGGCACTCCCAAGCGTGTAAACAATCTCACCAAGTTCACCAAGGCCGAAGAAAGAGAAGGTAAAACTAACATGCCAGGTCATGTGCGGGCTGCTATGAATTGGAACAATCTTAAACGCATGCATGGTGATAATTACAGCATGAATATTGTCGATGGCATGAAAACCATCGTCTGCAAGTTAAAGGATAATCCTTTGGGATATACGTCTGTGGGCTACCCTACAGACGAAACACACCTACCACAGTGGTTTAAAGAATTGCCATTTGACAATGGAGCTATGGAATCGACAGTGGTGGATCAAAAGGTAGAAAACCTTTTAGGAGTATTGAACTGGGATATTTCTGCTAACACTGATATCAATACCACCTTTGACAGCCTGTTTAGTTTTGATTAAAAAAAATACCAGAAGCTTTGACATTTTCTAAATACAACATATACAATATATTATCAAGGAGAAATAAATGCGTGATTATCTATTAGACATCGTAAAAAATACTTATGGACTAGGAGTTATTGATTTGGTCAAAATTAACAGTGATGGCAATACAACTAATGTAGAAGCCATCGCAGAAGATCGATCAATCATAGTACAGGCACAAACAAACCAACCAGTGTCTGAATTTACTGGTACTTTTGGGATGCCAAACTTGGGCAAACTTAACACTATTCTCAACATTCCAGAATACAAAGATAATGCCAAGATTACTATGAACACCCGCAGTGATGGTACGTTAGAAGGCCTTCATTTTGAAAATGCTGCGGGAGACTTTAAGAACGATTATCGTTTTATGAGTCAGCAATTAGTGGCAGAAAAACTCAAAAGCGTAAAAATGAAATCTGTCACCTGGAATGTTGATTTTGAACCTAGTCTAGCTAATATACAACGATTGAAGTTTCAAGCCAGTGCTAACGCCGATGAAGTAAACTTTGTAGCTAAGACTGAGGGAACTGATTTAAAGTTTTACTTTGGTGACCACAGCAGCCACGCAGGTAATTTTGTATTCCAAAGCAATATCACTGGGAAATTGTCTAAATCTTGGTCTTGGCCAGTGGCTGCTGTGATCAGTATCCTAAGTCTAGCCGGTGATAAAAAGTTCAGCATCAGCGACGAAGGTGTGGCGCAGATCACTGTAAATACTGGTCTTGCAACTTACAATTATCTACTACCAGCACAGACAAAATAATGATTAACTCAATAATCAGCAGTAGTTCCCATGTTACTGTAGTAAATCCTCCCTTGCCTGCGGTCTACAACACTGGACTGTTGAATGTTGGTCAGGTACGATACAATCCTATTACATGTACCATGGAAGTATATGATGGCACTGTGTGGCAGATGTTGAGCAACAATGCCACAGTTGGATTAACTTTAGACGCCAATCTAGCTATCCAGTGGGCTATAGAAAAACAAAAAGAAGAAGAATCTCTTAAAAAACGCATGGAACAGCATCCTGGGCTTAAAGATGCATACGAAAAGTTCCAAATGCTAGACATTCTTACTAGAGATTACGAAAAGAATGAAATTTAACAAATTTGATCCACAGCCCAGTACTTTAATAACTGAAGTCAAAGATCTCATCGACGAGGTGAACGATCTAAAACTGTTTAGAGAGTTTGTACTACAAGACCCTAGTACTACAGAAAAGTTTGAACAGTACAAAACATATAGGATATTAAAAGATCAATGAGCTTTGCTAATGCCGAAAAATTTGATCACAATTTCAAAGATACCAAATTGATATTTGAACGTCTTAAAGAATGGGAATGGCTACAGCGTTTTTTAGAACAGAATCCAGACGTTAACGTGCGCTGGGAGCAACACATAACATACGAGATATTAAAAAAAGATGAGTGAACAAGATATAAAAGGCTAATAGAGCAAGTAGATATAAATAAGTATATAGGAGACTATTATGTTTTATGTTTATGCTTATTTGAGATCAACAGACTTAACACCTTATTACATCGGGAAGGGGAAAGATGACAGAGCGTGGCAAAAGTCACATTCTGTTGTTGTCCCAAAAGATTTAAACAGAATTGCGATTTTAGAAACGAACCTAACAGAAGTAGGTGCACTAGCAATAGAACGTAGACTTATAAGATGGTACAGACGTAAAGATTTAGGTACAGGCATACTTAGAAATCAAACAGATGGCGGGGATGGATGTGCCGGCATTATTCCGTGGAATAAAGATACGCCAATTGGTTCCTTTTTAACAGAAAGTGGAAGAAGAAAAATTAGTAAAGCAAACAAAGGTATTAAGA